TAAGGCTATGACTTCTGGATCTATGCACTTCGCAAGTGCCATGAACAAATTGGGGTGATGCCTGTGCGGACGTCTTTGTTCGCTTTGCAAAAGGCTATTTTTCAGAAACTGACAAGCTATCAGCCACTGATGAGTAAGGTTGTTGGTATTTTTGACGATGTGCCACAGGAATATATTGATGAAACCGGTAATGCGAAACCAACGGTGTTTCCATATATCCAAATAGACCTATCAACCAATGGTGAGTTCGATACAAAATCATCATTCGGCGAAAACATCACCATGACGTTGAACACCTATAGCCGGTATGCAGGACATAAAGAAACCTATGACCTGATGAACTTAATCTTTGAAGCTTTGAAAACGCCACTCTCAATTGAGGGTGGCTTTACTATTGCTCGATTTGTGCCAGGACGGCCGGACGTAATAACGGACATTGACGGCAAATCGAAGCATGGAATTCTTAATCTCACGTATTGGATCAATAATTGAAGGAGGAATAGCGATGGCTTTACAAACAAAAACACCAGTTAGTGGAAAACAGAAAATATTTTTATTTCAGGACCAGGACGCAGTTGTAGGCTCTGACGCGACATTTCCGGGCTTTCAGACAGACGGAACATGGACAATTGAAGGTGATCTAGCTGATGAACAAACAAAGAATGGCCGTGTACTTGGATATGCACAGCACGAGGAAAGTGGCGAAGTTGACCTTTTTCTCGCTGAAGATGATGGCGGTCAGCAACTATTGGAAGATGCACGCAAAAATCAGAAGGTCTTGAAATGCTGGAACGTCACACTGATTAAAAACGCGCAGGGAAAGTATCCGGCTCGATTTGCCTATATTTTGATCGAAAGCTACGAGGAAGGACAAGCATCTGATGGATTTGTCGAAGTCACTGTGTCATTCCAAGTGATTGGAAAATCCCAGGATGGAGAATTGGATCTTGCTGATGCATTTGTCGAAATGGCGCAATACGCATTTGAAACACCGGGCGAAACTGGAACGCCTGCACCTTGATCGAGAGAGTGAATACTCTCTCTTTTTTTATTATTTTTTAGGAGGAATAATCTATGCCTACTTTAAACATTAAAGATAAACAAATTGAAGGTAAAATTGCTTTTGCATTTGATCGCATGGCCAATGAAAAATATACCAATCCGGAGCAAAAAGGTGTGACCGGAATGGAAACGATCTATCAAAAACTCTTAGAAGGTGATACAGGCGGACTTTCAGAATTTTGGGATTGTGCGACAGCTTATTTGAAAAAGAATCGGCCGACACGCGATCTTATCGAGGACGCAATTGTATCCGTGCTTGATGAGGAAGGAAACGCTGACAGATTGTTTAAAGAAGCATTTAAGGCGCTTGATGAATCGGGTTTTTTCTCAAAAAAGCTGAAGAACTTCTGGGAGAACTTGAACAGAGCCGAAGAATTCGCGGACGACGAAAAGGAACTGAAACAAGTCAATCTGATGAAAAAAGTAGCGTTCAAACAGAGGGACGAACTACTCGGCTGATTGACTATAATCAGCTGTTTTCTGATGCCGCACGCTATTTGCAAGTCTATGACACAGATTTGATTATGTCATGGACGCAAATGGAGTATCAATCATTTATCCGTGGCGCACAACATACTCAAGCGGACGGATATGAGCGTATGGCAACTATGGCCATGTTTAATCGTTACGCTAATAACGCAAAACGAGCGAGCATAAAACGGATGTTTGATGCAAAGCAGGCACATAGACGAATTGACCGAGAACTGAGTACGTGGAAAGAATCGCGTACACCGGCAATGAATCGTGATATGTACAAGAAATTAAAAGCAGGATTGAACAAGTCACTGTCATCTTTTCAGGAAGGAGGATGAGCACATGAACAAGAACCTGACGGCATTTGTCGGGGCGAAGATTAGCGAGTTTAAAGCAAAGATGGCTGAGGTAAGTGCAATTATGAAGAAAACCGCAACCGGTGCAGAGGTCAATGTTGATGCTGATACAAAGCGTTTTAGCGCCAAATACGCAGAAATTAAAGCAAAACTAGCCACGTTTAAAAAGGCAACAACCGTAACCATAAAAGCGAAATGGAACAATCTAAACAAGCGCTTCGACGAGATCGGTGACAAGATGGATGATCTAGCCAAAGGTATTCGCACGTTTGGAACGATCGCGCAAAGTTCTATGACCGGATTTGCAATGTCTATTAGCACGGCAGGAGTTCCGGCTATTGCTTCTCTTATGGCTGGAATCGGCGCACTCGGACCAATGGTTGGTGTGGCAGCAGGCGGAGCCGCGGCAATGGGTGCTTCATATGCTCTTGCAGGTGCAGGCATCGCTTCATTCAGTGCAATTGCTAGTGCTAATTTAGGCGATATGAATGAAAAGATGAAAAAGTTGTCTGATTTGCAAAGCAAGATGGATATGGCGAAGGATTTGAAAACTCGCAACAATCTATTACAGCAGCAAAAAGCCATCTTAGATAGCATGGACAAGCCTGAAAAACGCGCGTATGAAGCGAGTCAGAAACTTAAAGCTGTTTGGCAAGGAATAACGGATCCATTAAAATCTCAGACCGTGGACATCTATACAAAGGCTTTGAGTGCGTTATCGACTGTTCTAACAATGCTTAAGCCAACTTTCCAAGGCGCAACGCAAGCGGTCGAAACCCTTGTTGATTCGCTCAACAAAGGCTTGAAGTCTACTGACGCGATTAACTTTTTTAAGACGCTCGGACAGGCTGTTGGGCCGTCACTTGAGACACTCGGAAAAGCCGGAATGAATATGTTGCTCGGGATGATGAACCTGTTCACGGCATTTGTTCCACTCGGTCAGAAGATGAGTAATGGCTTTCTGGGCATGTCTCAATCGTTTCTAAAGTGGACAGAGACGGTTAGCAAATCGACAGCTTTTCAAAACTTTATCAGCTATGTTCAGACCAATGGTCCTAAGCTTTTACAAATCGTGGGCAATCTAACTTTAGGCATCGTTGGTATGTTTTCGGCGTTCGGTTCTACATCAGCTGACATGATGACTTCACTCGTAAATATGACCAACTCATTTAAAACGTGGGGTCAAACGCTTGGTCAGAATCAGCAATTTCAGCAGTTTATCGCTTATGTTCAAGCCAATGCACCAGCAGTCATCGCGTTGATCGGTAATGTGGTGCAGATCATCGGTGCCTTGGCTGTTGGTTTTGCACCAGTAGGAGCAGCCGTGCTCAAATTTCTTGTTCCTTTTACTCAAATGGTTGGCTCATTCCTTCAGGCTCATCCTGCGGTAGCGTCTTTCTTGGCTGTTATGGTCACTGTTCTGGGTTTGTTGATCGCAATTGCACCACAGGTTATTGCGCTAACCACTTTATTCTCAGGATTTGGTGGTACGGCTATTAAAGTCGGGAGCATGATCATTGGTGCTTTTTTACCTGCCGGAATGACAGTAGGAACGGCCTTTAAATTGATGGGATCATCGGCTTTAAGCACGGCGCAAAGTATCGGAGCGGCTATGCTCAGCGGAATCAAATCTCTTGGTAGCATGGTCGCTAGCGCCGCAGTGGCCACCGGCCAATTTATCGCATCTATGTCACGCATGGCAGCTAGTGCTATTGCCAAGGGTGCACAGATCGTTACTCAGTGGATTATCATGGCTGCTCAAGCAACGGCCAATGCTGTCCGTGTCGCGGCAGCATGGACATTGTCTACCGGAGCATCCATGGCCAGCGCAGTTGCTAAAATGATCGCTTCAGCTGCAGTATTTGTCGCACGCTGGGTATTTATGGGCGTACAGGCGCTTGTACAGGCTGCACGAATGGCAGCGGCATGGTTTATTGCTCTAGGACCGATTGGATGGGTAGCCGGTGCCGTGATCGGGATTGTTGCGCTTATTATTGCTAATTGGAGCAAAGTAAGCTCAGCCACACGAAGTATCCTTGGAAATGTGTGGAATACGATAAAATCAATTTGGGGAAATATTAAAAGTTTTCTCGGTGGAATCAATCTTTTTAGCATCGGAAAAAACATCATACAAGGCCTAATGAATGGTATCGGATCACTTGCTGGTGCTGTGGTAAACAAGATTAAGTCAATCGCGAGTGGAATTAAAGGTGGCATTCAAAAAGCATTAGGTATTCACTCGCCATCCCGATTCATGGCTTGGATCGGTCAGATGACTGGTCAAGGTCTAGTCAATGGTATCAATGGAATGCTTAACAAAGTATCATCGGCTTCTCAGAGCATGGCTCAGGCCGCTCAGATTGCGCCACAGCAAACAGACTTTAGTTACTATAGCCAAGTTTCGACAAGCGGATTAGACAGCGTACAACAAGAGGTAACGGCTAGCATGGAGCAGACGGAATTGAGCAAGCATCCGGCAATTATTAATCTGCAGGTTGGATCACGTAAGATTGCTCAGGCGATTATTGACGATGTAAATAGATTGCAAGATAAGCAGGTGAATAGCCGTGCAGTATACAGCTGATTTTAAAGAGCTAACTGGTGCCAATGACACGACATTAATAATAGAAAGAGAAGGACAGGATCCGATTCGCTTAGACGAAACACAGGATCTTGTCTTTTTAAGTTTTGATGTGGATTCG